GACCTAGCAGGGCAACAATAGAAGCAACATTTATTGAGGTGTTTGAAGCATGAGTACAACTGTTTGGTCTGCTAGTGCTAGTTTATCTTTAGGCACAATAGTTGCACCTACTTCCGCTAATAACGGATTATTTTTTAAAGTAACAACAGCAGGCACTACTGGTTCTAGCGAACCAAATTGGGCAAGCGTTGTAGGGCAAACAGTTTATGATAATGACGTTAGGTATGTTTCTTTTAGTAGTACATTTGCAGATTTACAATCTATAAATCCTTTTGCAATTATTGAGTTATTTCAACTTAAATTAGATTCAGCATTACATGGTGCTAGTACAATATATTATTTTCATGCAGGTAGTAATTTAAATGCAAATAATAAAATTAAATGGAAAGGGGTAGAGTATCTTAGATTTCCAATACAAGCATCAGGTTTTGCTTTTCAAAAAGGACAATTACCTCGGCCAAAATTAATAGTGAGTAATGCTACAGGTTTAATTTCCTCAATTTTATTAGATGTAAATGAAGTTACAGCAGGAAATGATTTAACAGGATCAACCGTGACTAGGATAAGAACACTTGCTAAATTTTTAGATGCTGCAAATTTTGAAGATGGAAATGCAAATGCTGATCCTACAGCAGAATTTCCAAAAGAAATCTATAAAATTGATAGGAAATCAGCAGAAAATAGAGAAGTTGTAGAATTTGAACTTGCTGCTCCTACTGATCTTGCTGGTGTTCGTATTCCAAAACGTCAAGCAACTCGTTCATTGTTCCCTGCTATTGGTACGTTTACACAATGACTTGGCAAGACAATGCGTTGGTTCATGCGAAAGACCAAGATCCTAAAGAAGCTGTAGGTATTGTTTTGAATATTAAAGGAAAATTAAAATATTTTCCTTGTCGTAATCTTGCTATTACAGATCATCAATGTTTTATTTTAGATCCAGAAGATTATGTCAAAGCAGATAATACTGGTGAAATTACAGCTATATTTCATAGTCATCCAATAGGCCCTCCAACACCTAGTCAAGCAGACAAAATTAGTTGTGAAGATAGTAATTTACCTTGGTATATTGTCAATCCAAAAACAGAGCAATGGGCATATTTAGAACCATCTGGTTATAAACCACCTTTATTAGGCAGACAATGGGTTTGGGGTATAACTGATTGCTGGAGTTTAATTAGAGATTGGTATAAGGAAAAAAAGAATATAGAGCTTAGAGATTGGGAAAGACCTTTAACACCTCAAGAGTTTAACGAGAAACCTATGTTTGAAGATTGTGCTTGGCGAACTAATTTTAGAGAACTAAGACCTGATGAGAAACTTGAAAGTGGTGATGTTTTGTTGATGAGTATTATGAATCCAAATTTAAATCATGTAGCATTATTTTTTGAAGGAGATGTAATTCATCATTTAACCGATAGACTATCTTGTAGAGAACCTTACTCTGAATGGTTGTTAAAATGTACAGGAAAGAGGTATCGGTATGTTGCGTAAAATAAAACTTCATGGAAAATTAGCTGAATTTGTCGGCCATAAAGAGTTTGAAGTAGAAGTTAGTAGCGTAGGTAATGCTGTAAGTTTTCTGTTAAATAATTTTCCTCAGTTAGAACGACATATGAGTCCTAACTATTATCAGGTAAAAGTAGGAGATTATAATATTGATGAAACTGAAGTTCATCATCCTGTAGGGCGACAAGATATACATTTTGTACCAGTTATAGCTGGTGCTGGTAGAGGTGGTTTAGGTAAATTATTGTTAGGTGCTGTTTTAATAGGTGCTGCTTTTATGACAGGTGGAGCAACATTAATGGCAGGAATAAAAGCTGGTTCTTTAGCAAAAGTTGGAATGTTAACAAAGACAATGTTATATGTTGGTGCGTCTTTAGCTTTACAAGGTGTAAGTGACTTATTATTTCCACTGCCTAATGATAATGGTTTTGATTCAGAACAAGATCCTAAGTTATCATTTAGTTTTAGTGGTCTTCAAAATACATCACGGGCTGGTGTACCTGTTCCTATCGTGTATGGTGAGATTATTACAGGTTCAGTTGTGATCTCTGCTGCTATAGACACCAATCAGGTCGAAGGATGACAGACAGAAAGAAACTTATACGAGGAGCTGGTGGACCACCACCCCCACCAAAACCATATCGTGCTCCTGATACTTTACATAGTAGACAGTTTGCTACTGTTCAAGATTTAATATCTGAAGGAGAGATAGAAGGTTTTTCAACTCCATCAAAAGCTGGTATTACTGATCGAACATCTACTGAATATAATAATGCTGCGTTAAAAGATGTATTTTTAAATGACACTCCTGTTTTAAATGCACAAGCAGATAATGCAAGTCCAGCCACTTCTGATTTTAATTTTCAAGATGTCACTTTTAAAACACGATTTGGAACAAGTAATCAAACAAAATTATCAGGAATACCAACAGAAAATCGAACACCTCAAACTGTTAGCACTGCTAATGTAACTACAAGTGCCCCTGTTACTAAGCAAATTGATACAGCCTGTGACGCTGTTATTGTTACTTTAACTTGGGCACAAATTCAAAAAACAAATGATAAGGGCGATATTAATGGATCTACTGTTGCATATAAAATTTTTGTTCAAGAAAGTGGAGGTTCTGAGGTATTAAGAGTAGACACTTCTGTATCAGGTAGAACTGCTGATTCTTATTCAAGAGATCATAGACTTGAAATGGTTGATTCTAATGGAGATGCTCTTAGTTTTCCTGTGAATGTTAAGGTTGTAAGGGTTACTGCTGATGCTGACCCTGCTGGTTTTTTAAGAGATGAGTTTACTTTTTCTTTTATACAACAAGTAGTTGATAGTAGTTCAACTTATCCAGACAGTGCATATATGGCATTGAGAGTAGATAGTAAAATTTTTAATTCAGTTCCTTCAAGAAGATATAAAATTAGAGGTATAAAAGTAAGGATTCCAGGCGCAGGTGCTAATAATTCTGGTACTCCAACAGTTGATATAAATACAGGAAGAATTATTTACCCAGAAAATTATATATTTGGTGGAACAATGCAAGCAGCAAAATGGTGCTCATGTCCTGCAATGATACTTCTTGATCTTCTTACTACTAAACGCTATGGGTTAGGAGATCATATTGCACCAGATCAAACAACTGATGCTACGATTTTTTCTAATCTTGACTTGTTTAGTTTTTTTGCAGCTTCAAAATTTGCAAATGAATTAGTAGATGATGGAACAGGTGCAGGTACAAAAGAAGCAAGATTTAGTTGTAATGTAAATATCCAAAGTCCTAAAGAAGCCTTTGATGCGATAAAAGATTTAGCAGGTGTTATGAGATGTATGCCTATATGGTCTGCTGGAACAATAAGCATTTCACAGGATAAACCTACTTCACCTAGTTATTTATTTAATTTATCAAACGTAGGAGAAACAGGTTTTACATATCAAGGTAGCAGTTTAAAACAACGTCATTCTGTTGTTTCTGTTAGTTATTTCAATATGGATTCAAAAGAAGTAGATTTTGAGGTAGTGGAAGATACCACAGCAATATCTAAACTTGGAACGATTGTTAAAAAAGTAAAAGCATTTGGTTGTACTTCTCGTAATCAAGCTGCAAGATTAGGTCGTGCAATCCTTTTTGCTGAACAAAATGAGAGTGAAACTTGTTCTTTTACGACTTCTATTGATTCGGGTTTATTAGTAAGACCTGGTTCTGTCATTGAGGTAGCTGATCCTGTAAGAGCAGGGTCAAGAAGAGGTGGTCGTATTGTATCTGCAACGACTACAGCTATAACTATAGATGCAGAAGCACAAACAAACTTACCAGCTTTAAACGATAATCCAACTATTAGTGCAATGCTTTCTGACGGAACTGTAGAAGTTGGCAGTATTTCTGATATTACAGGAGCAGTTATTACTGTAAATAGTGTTGTAAAAACAGATAGCGAAGGTAATCAAACAACTCAATCTACCTTTACGTCTGCACCAGCTACAAATTCACCTTATCTTATATCTAGTGCAACTCTGCAAACTCAACTATTTAGAGTTATTCAAATAGAAGAACAAGAAGATATAAATTATGCTATTACTGCTTTGACTTATGTAGAGGGTAAATATAATTTTATTGAAAATAATATACCTTTACCAGAAAGAAAAATATCTATTTTAAATGATCCTTTGTCTCCTCCTACTAACTTAATTGGAGTTGAAAAAACTATAGTTGTAAATGGTGTCGCAAGAACAAAACTAATTATTAGTTGGAAAGAGCCTTCTACAACTTTCAATACTAGTACGGGAGATGTTTTTGAAAAACCACAGGGAGCTAGTCAATACCAATTAAATTATCGTTTCGTTGCAGAAGATAATATAAAAGATAATTTTATAACTCAAATTGTTTTTGGAAATGATTTTGAGATTATGGATACAAAAAATGGAAGTTATGATATTGAAGTTTATTCGTATAATGCAGCAGGTGAATTATCAACAAGTCCTTTAAGTGGTTCAATATCCACTGATGGTAAGATAGATCCTCCCGAAGATGTTTCTGATCTGACAATCGAACCAATAAATGAACAGTTTGTAAGACTTAGATTCACACAATCAGTTGCTCTTGATGTTTTGCATGGAGGAAGAGTGTTTGTTAGACATTCTAATCAAACAGGAGCAGGAGCAACTTTTGAATCTGCTGTAGATGTGATTCCAGCCGTAGCTGGAGCTACTAACGAAGTAATCTGCCCTGCACTAGCAGGAACTTATCTTGTTAAATTTCAAGATGATGGCGGTAGATTTAGTGTTAATGCAACAAGTGTAAGTTTATCTTTAGTTGATATTTTAGATTCGATTACTGTCAAAACCGATAGAGAAGATACTGATAGTCCTCCATTCAATAACACTACATCTAGTTTGTTTAATAATACTGAGTATAGTTCTAGCAGAGGAGGGTTAATATTAACGAATATTGGAATTACAAGTCCAGCAACAAAAGCTACAGGCACTTATGATTTTGGAGCTACTCTAGATTTAGAAGGTACATTCTCACTTGTCTTAAAAAGACATTTTCAAAGTGCTGGTTTTTTTCCTTCTGCTTTATGGGATGACAGAGTTGGATTGGTTGATACTTTTGAGGATTGGGATGGTGATGTAGCTGATAGAGTAAATGCAAAATTAGCTGTAAGAACTACAACTGATAATCCAAGTAGTTCACCTACTTATACATCCTTCAATGAAATTGCGAATGGTACTTTTAAAGGAAGAGGATTTCAATTTAGAGCAACATTAGAAACTACTGATCCTGCACAAAATATAGTTGTACAACAATTAGGTTATTCAGCAGAGATGCCTTCAAGAACTGAACAGTCATCTGTTATAGCATCTGGAGCAGCAGCAAAGGCAGTTACATTTACAGCACCTTTCTTTGTTGGTACTTCCAGCATTACAGGTATTCCAAAACCTTCAGTTAATATTTCTCCACAAAATATGGCAACAGGTGATTATTTTGAATTAAGTAGTATATCTGGAACTGGTTTTACAGTGCATTTTAAAAACTCAAGTAATGCTAGTATTGATAGGAACTTTACCTACAGTGCTGTTGGTTTTGGTAAAGGAGGTTAACATGAAAAAAAGAAGTAATCAACCATGAGTAATGTAACTGATTTCACTATAGATAATGCCTCTGGTCAATCCGTAAGGCTCGATATACAGGCTTGTTTTAAAGCATTGCAATCAAGTAATTCAAATAGTTCAGATTTAGCAGATTCTCAATGTGTTGCAGGAATGTGGTTTTTGAGAAGTGATAATAATACATTAAAAATAAGAGGGTCAGGCAGTAGTTTTACAACTGTTGGCAGTATAGATCAAGCTAATTTAGGTTTATTGCCAAGATCAGGTGGCACAATGACGGGTCCACTTCTTATAGATGATTCAAGTAGTGCTTCTTCTCCAGCATTATCGTTTGATACAGATACAGATTTAGGTTTATTTAGAAAATCTGCAAATGTCATGGGATTTTCTTCTAGTGGAACGGAACAATTAATTATGGATGCTAATGGATTAACATTGCAAGCACAAAATGATTTACGTTTTGCTGATGCTGATAGTAGTAATTATGTAGGTTTTCAAGCCCCATCTACAGTTTCATCTAATATTGTATGGACTTTACCAGCTACTGATGCTGCTGTTTCTGGCTATGCTCTTGTATCTGATGCTTCTGGCACGTTAAGTTGGGCTGCTGCTGGAGGCGGGGCGGTAGGTGGCGGATCTGATGAGATATTCTGGGAGAATGACCAAACTGTTACGCAAAATTATACGATTACAAATGGAAAGAACGCTGGAAGTTTTGGCCCTATAACAATTCAAAGCGGAATTACCGTTACAGTTGGTTCTGGAGAGACATGGACTGTAGTATAGAAGTGTATATAATAACTTTATGAGCCAACTAAAAGTTAACAGTATAGTACCTATTGGAGGTGTAGTTTCTGGACAAGGCGGAGGCATAATACAAACAATTCAAGAAACTTTTGAAGACAGTAATACATCAAGCACGAGTTACACTTCTATCACAGGTTTTACAGCTTCTATAACACCTAAATCAGTAAATAGTAAGATTTTAATTACTTCAAATTGTGGTATTTCTACAAATAATCAAAGTAGTGTAGCTTTTATGAATTTGTTAAGAGGTAGTACACCAATTGCACAACCAAGTGGTTCAGAAAGTTTTTCTTCAACTGCAACTATATATGAAGTTGGAACTACTCAATTAATACCGTTTTCTTTTATATTTTTAGATGATCCTAATTTAACATCAATTACTCAGCTTACGTATAAATGGGAGTTTAAAACAAATTTAGGTACTGTTTTTGTTAATAATAGAAATGGAAGTGATATGAAAAGATTGGGTACAATTATTTTACAGGAGGTTTCAGCGTGAGTACATTAGCCGTTAGCACAATTAAAAGCATTTCATCTGCTGCACCTGTGTTTCAAAATACGAATGGAACTGAAAAAGGTCAATTATGTAAAGCTTGGATTAATTTTAATGGAACTGGAACAATTGCAATACAAGATAGTTTTAATGTTAGTTCTATAGCAGATAATGGTACTGGCGATACAACTATAACTTTGACTAATGCTATGAGCAATACAAATTATGCTGTAACAGGAGCATCAGGTCAGTCTTCTACAGATCCTTTTAGGATTTTAGGTTTATACAATAGTTTTACAACAACAACCTTTAGGGTTTTAAGTCAATTTCAAGAAGGTTCACCATATGCAAGAGACAGTGAACTTAATTGTTGTGCTGTTTTTGGCGATTAAAACTCCTTAAGATATACTTAAAGTAAAAACTTATGGCTAATTCAGACAAGAGATTTATCTATGCTAATGATGACGGAGGTATTTCTATTGTTGTTCCAGCCGACAACTGTGGTTTAAGTTTAGAAGAAATTAAAAATAAGGATTGCCCTAGTGGTAAGACAGTTTATACTGTTGATAAATCTGCAATTCCTACAGACAGAAGTTTTAGAAACGCTTGGACTTATACGGAGTAAATTATGGGATTTGGTGTTGACATGGCAAAAGCCAGAGAAATTCATAAAGATAGGATTCGTGTTGC